TTAATTTTTCATTGCTTCGTTATGGGGCATGGTTGGGGCAAACTCGCTTAACTGTGTATTTAACAAAGCTACCTGTGCATTATTGTTTTCAGACATCCATTTTCCGTATACCTGAAATACCATTTGCGCATCTGCATGGCCCATCTGGTTTGCTATAAATGCCGGGTTAGCACCAGCTGTCAGCGACCAGCAGGCATAAGTATGTCTCGACTGATATGATTTTCGATGGCGGAGTCCGGCACGTTTTATCGCTGCGTCCCACATCTGCCTTATTGAGTCAACGGTAAAATGGCCACCATAATTTTTTACTCTCGCTGACACTTCAGGTTGAAAAACAAAGGTGCATTTTTGTTTTTCTGTTCTGCCATACTCTCTGAGGTGAACATCAATGATATGCTCTTTGCTCAGTCTCGTTAATGTCATCTGACTCCGGAGAGCGTCGATTGCTGGCTTAATAAGATGAATGACCCGATTGGTTCCCGCCTGTGTTTTTGGTACCGTGAAACGGTCTTTTGCTAAATTTCTCCTGATCATCATTGTTCCATTTTTCAGATCTATGTCCTCCCATCCAAGTGCACACAGCTCACCAGGGCGAACTCCAGTGTAAACAGAAACACACCATAAATTTTTTACTTGCTGATTTCTGCACGCATCGATAAGACGGATAAATTCTTCCCGCGAAAGAGGATCCGGAATGGTTCTTGATTCCTTTAATGGCGAGATCCCCTTAAACGGATTATCTGCCAGGTAACCGTTATCAACACCAAACTGGAACACGGCGTTAAGATTTGTCATGTAATTATTTACAGTTACAGCCGATCTCCCTGGTTGTGTAACAATATAGTTACTTTTGGGGATCTGGTATCCAGTCAGTAACTCTTTACGAACCTCCAGTAATTTTTCTTTATTAATCGATGAGGCAAGATTTTTTTCACCGATTATGCTCAGGATATTTTTGATGACGGCACGGTATGTGTTGAGTGATGTTTTGGCGACTTCAGTTTCTTTCAGTGCCAGAAATTTTTCAGCCAGTTCTTTTATGGTTAAATCTTGTCGGGCCTCACCAAATTTTTCCAGATTGCGTGAGGAGGGAAACTGTTTTGCATAGTCGAAAACACCAGTTTTTATTGCGTAACAAACAGAGGAGCGTAGTTCACCTGCAACGCGCCTGTTTTTTGCTGTGTCAGGAACCCCCAGATTTTCCCTGACTCTTACGTCTTTATAAACAAACCAGATACGTAATTTCCCTCCATGGTTTTCCACGCCTGTCGGATATTTCATTTCAACTTCTCTCATTAGTTAGTGTGGCTTTTAGTCAAGTAAGATGACGTCTTGGTCTCGCTGATGCCTGGCGCTCAATCCAGCGATCAATTTCTTCCAGGTTGTAAAAGCATGGACTGTTATCCCATGGCATACCGTCATGAGCGACATGCTTATATTCCCTTCCTTCCATAAACGATTTTTCCCGGGCCTTTTTTAACGTACCTTTTTTTATTCCTTTCAGCGCAATTAACTGCTCTTCGGATACCCATTTGCCGGGAGAGACAATCATGATTACTTCGCTCATCGATTTCTTTATCTCTTACATCAGACGAGCGCCGGTTGCAGAATACCAGTCACAACCGGCGACAGTTGAACATTAAGAATCAGCCTGACTCGGGATCAGTTTTTGCCAGATAACTGAAACGTATTTTGCCTGGTAACGGGCGTCATCAAGTGCATTATGGCGCTCACCTTCGAATGGAATAGCCGTTCTGGCATCGAAGTCTATGGCTTTCCCCAGCTCAACGATTGTGCGTACATCGCGATCGTTGTAGTAACGCCACGGGCAGGGGATCCCCTGCCGTTCGTATGAACGGCGCAAAATCGTGTTGTCGAAGTTGGCTCCATTTCCCCAAACCTGAACAAAAAATTCACCGGAGTTTTCGTCGATAAATTCTCGCAATTGTAACAGTGCATCATCTAACGGGATTTCATCGGTCATAATGGCAGATTGCGCCTCGCGTGATTGCTTAAGCCACCATTTAATGGTGTCACGATCAATGACTCCGCCAGCAGTTTCCAGATCGATAGTCTTACTAAATTCCGGTCCCATATCTCCGGTTTGCGGATCGAAAAATATTGCACCTATTGAGATAATCGGGGCATCAGGATTTTTTCCCATGGTTTCAAGGTCGATCATTAGATGGTCACACGTCCTGCTGGTGGATGTGATAACGCGATGACCGTTCACCGTAATTAAGGGATCTGCCGTCTCGCCAGTTTCACTATCGCTGGCGTGATCCTGAGCGCTGCCAGCATTCTCCTTGTGTGGGTGTTCAGCGCCTTCCATTTTCTCCGAATCGTCTTCCTGAACTTCAACCTGGTTCTTGTCATCGAATGTTTCCTGGTATGTTGCGTCGCCCATCACCGCACCACAATCAGGGCAGTTGCCACCACCGCTCTGACCGCAGGCGGTGCAGATTTTTTCCGGTTCCTGTTGCACTACTGGTTCAGGTTGTTTCGTTTCTGGCTCGTTTTGTTGCGTATTTGGGCTGTTTTGTTCCGCTTTCTGGTCGTTCTGTTCCGTTTCTTGCTGGTTCTGGTTCACAGTATCGCGGGTCTGGATCCCCTTAACCCATTTCGGATCATTCGGGTCACTAATCCCTTCAACAAATTCACCACGTGATGCAGCAAGCAACTTATCGGCGTCAGGCTGGCTGATATTGGCTGCCTGCATAATTTTGTTTACTTCGTCAGCGGTAACTTTTACCGGTTCTGGCTGTGCGGTCGTGTCAGATGCACCAGTATTTTGCGGTAAGCCCGTGTATGTGCCATTTTTTCGGGCAAAATATTCTTCTTTTGTGATTTCAGTGGCGCCGGCAGCCAGCGCCTTATCCAGACCAGAAAGTTTGTTTGCGCGACCGTATTTTTCGCCATCCTTGTCGGTGAAGAGGAAATAGAACGGCCCCTCACGCTCTACAGATGGTTCAGCTTCCGGCGCGGTTTCATTTTTTGGGATATCAGATACCTCAGTTTCCACTGCATCAGTTTGTGTTTCTGATGACTGGAGAACATCAACAGTGCCCAGGTCTGTTTCTTCATTCTCAAACACGCCCTTTGTCGTCAGGTATTCGCAGATATATTTGTTCAGTGCTACGGGATCTTTGTGAATGTCGATCGGACGCTCACGGACAAGGCCAAAAATAGTTTGGCGGTCGTAGCGAAGGGCATCAGGCTGTTTGCGCATGATGCCGAGATACGCTTCCAGTCTTCGCGGTCGTTGTCGATAACTTCTTTTTTGCCCAGCGATGGATGCTGCCGTCAATGTTTCCGGCATCCACATCACCAGGCCAGAGAGCGTAGGCCAGTTCGTCATCCAGTGTTTTCCATGTCTGCTTGTATTCGCGATGAGTGGCAGCAATGACCGGGTTGATTTTTCCTGTTGAATTTTCAGTGTTCTGTTGATTGGCTCTGGCGCGGGCGAGATCAACAACAGACGTGTATTTTCCGGTTTCCTTGCGTTCACCTTCGCGACGTTTTTTCCAGATGCGCATCTCTGCCTGAATTTCGGGCCATTTAGCACCAGGAATACATTTATGCTTAACCCACCCAATGGCGTGCAACTTAAGCTCCGGATACATGGCGTTAACTTCTGGCATTTTCATCAACGCTTCAACGATATGTCCGTCGAATGTTGCCATGTCTTCCTGCAACAATTCCTGTGCGCTAATAACCATATCAACGGTGATGTTTTCACATGTGTCGAACTTAACCATGACAGCGTTCTGTACTTCAGGGGCCAGCTTGTCAAAAGTGACGTTCATCGGATCGGATTCAGTCTCAACCGGGACAAAAGAAGCAGACTCCTCATCCCAGCGGTTTTCCTGCATATATTCAGCATCCCATGAATCGAGGGCAGGGCGGGGTATGCCAGGTTTATCCTCGCAGACAATAAATTTATAAGCGCAGTCCTGAGCAGCCGGATAATGTTCCAGGAATTGCCAGTGAAATTTTGCTCGAGCACGGCGTTCGTCGCCAGCTTCAATGGCTGTGGCTACAGCCACAGCGCCTTCTTCCCTTGTTGCCAGTTCGTCAGGAATAGCGGCGCAAATAAAGACTTTACTCATTTGTTTTAACCTCATGACAGATTTAAGGATGAACAAATCCCTGCCATTGCTGGCATATAAGAATGAAACCGGATATTTATTACGGAACTGTTTTAAAGACCTGCCGGGATTTCGATATTATCCTGGTGAATAACTTTATCGACCGGGTAACAGTTACCGGGAATTTTCTGTTCGGTTGCTGCAGTCATACACTCCTGCATTGTCCTGTGAACACTGACTGCAATATCAACTGGCTCTCCGGAAACAAGAAAAACTGTCAGAACAAGCACAAATGCTGAATTCATTGTGCACATCCTTTTGGCATCAGACGTAAACGAGCCAGCATTGAAACAATGCATATTTTATTTAATAGCTCCCGTTCTTGTTTTCTCTTGTTAATGGCATCTTCAGTAAATACTGGGTTACTGATAGTGACACCAATTTCAAAACAACCTTCAGACGTATTAACGTTTGGTAATAACGTTTTCATTATCGCGTCCTCAACAATGAATTTTGTGATGCAGTGCCTGGTGCCTCCAGGTGACGTTAACCAGTTAACAATTAACGCCGGATATCCGGATTAATGATTTCAGGTTGTATCGTGAAATTACTGACGGAAAAAGCATCACGTGCATGATCGCCGGGTTAAACAAAGAATATGGCGATGTGGTGGAGTCCGGACTGCTTTTTGCTGATCCTGCCGTAGTGGATCGTGAAACTGACGAACTTATAGAAAAAGCAATTGCTTTCAAACTTGCGTATCGACAGCAATACCAACAAAAAGCTGGATGGAATTATGAGCCTTCTTTTTGCTGAACGCCCACTGGTTATAAACACGCAGCTGGCAATGAAAATTGGCTTAAACGAAGCCATTGTTTTGCAACAACTGCACTACTGGTTGAGAGATACCAACTCCGGCATGGAATGTGATGGTGTTCGCTGGATTTATAACACAACGGAACAATGGCTGGAACAGTTCCCATTCTGGTCAGAGTCAACGTTAAAGCGCGCGTTTGCAAGTCTGAAAACGCTGGGGCTTTTGCGTTGTGAAAAGCTCAATAAATCAAAGCGCGATATGACCAATTTCTACACGATCAACTACGGGAACGAGCTTTTAGATGGTGGCAAAGTGAGCGAATCCATCGGTTCAAAATGCGCCGCTCCATCAGGTCAAAATGACACGATGGAAGAGATCAAAATGAAACGCTCCATTGGTTCAAAACGACTCAATGTCATCGGGTCAAAATGGCCTGATGATCTTACAGAGAATACAACAGAGATTACTACAGAGAATAAAAACACTTCTCGTCCGGAAGCTTCGCAACCGGACCCGCAGACGGTTGAACAGGATTTTTTAACCCGACACCCTGACGCGGTTGTGTTCAGTGCAAAAAAACGCCAGTGGGGCAACCAGGAAGATTTGGCGTGTGCGCAGTGGATCTGGGGACGAATCGTGAGTCTTTACGAGCAGGCCGCCAGCGATGATGGCGAGATTTCGCGACCGAAAGAACCCAACTGGACCGCATGGGCCAACGACGTGCGCACAATGCGGATGCTGGATGGCAGAACTCACAGACAAATTTGTGAAATGTTTGGTCGGGTGCAGCGGGATCCATTCTGGGTAAAAAATATCATGAGTCCGTCAAAGCTTCGCGAAAAATGGGATGAACTGGTTATCCGCCTGGGGCGTTCGTCTGTACAGCGTTGTGTGAATCATATTTCTGAGCCGGATACCGAAATTCCGCCGGGGTTCAGGGGGTAACGGGCCATGAAAAATATCGCGACAGGTGGTGTTCTTGAGCGTATCCGTAAGCTGACCCCGCAGCATGTAATCGCGCCGTACCGGACAGTGGACGAGTGGCGCGAGTGGCAACTGGCAGAAGGGCGAAAACGTAGCGAGGAGATCAACCGCCAGAATCGCCAGTTGCGGGTGGAAAAAATCCTGAATCGTTCGGGCATCCAGCCTCTGCACAGCAAATGCTCGTTTGCGAATTATCAGGTGCAGAACGACGGGCAAAAACACGCGCTGAGCCAGGCAAAATCTATCGCTGACGAACTGATGACCGGGTGCACGAATTTTGTGTTCAGCGGTAAGCCGGGTACCGGAAAGAACCACCTTGCAGCCGCCATTGGCAATCATCTTCTGGCGAAAGGTCGCAGCGTGATTGTGATAACGGTGGCTGATGTGATGCTGGCGTTACACAACAGCTACGACAACAAAAACTCAGGCGAAAAATTTTTACAGGGGTTGTGTGATGTTGACCTGCTTGTCCTGGATGAAATCGGAATGCAGCGGGATACGCGCAACGAGCAGGTCACACTGAACCAGATAGTCGACCGCAGAACGGCTTCGATGCGTAGTGTCGGAATGCTGACGAACCTGAACCACGTAGCGATGAGTACGCTTCTTGGCGAGCGTGTGATGGACCGCATGGTCATGAACGGTGGTCGCTGGGTGAATTTTAACTGGGAGAGCTGGCGTTCGAATGTCAGACACCTGAGGGTTGTGAAGTAATTTCAGGAGGACTTATGGTAAAAGTTTTTACTCCCGAACAACGGGAAGAAGTAAAGGCGCGTATTGTGGAACTGGTACGCAGAGATGGTAGGAAAACGCGTAAACAACTGGAAAATGAAACAGGGGCGACGAGACATCTGATTGAAGTTCTGGCGAAAGAACTGGTAGACAGTGGTGTTGTATATGGTTCAGGGCATGGAATATTCCCTTCTGAGCAGGTACGTAAAGACTGGATAAAAGCCCATAAAGAGATGTCTAAAGGTGCAGCGAAAAAGAAGAGCGACCCTGGCCTGATTTATTCATTACCAGATGGAGAGATACGCCACTACGACAGGCGTCAGAACATAATCTGTCTCGAGTGCCAGAAAAGCAAGGTTATGCAGCGTGTGCTGGCATTTTATCAGGGTAATTTTCAGGAGGTGATGGCGTGAGGGTGAGGGTTTATATCGCCGGTCCAATGACGGGGTATGAAAATTTCAACCGTGAGGCGTTTCACAAGGCAGAAGAGGAACTGAAACGGGAAGGGCATACCGTTTTAAATCCGGCTGTGCTTCCGGATGGGCTGACACAGCCGCACTACATGGATATTTGCATGGCAATGATTCGTTGTGTGGATGCGATTTACATGCTGAAAGGCTGGCAGCGGTCAGCGGGCGCTAAGGCAGAGCTGGCACTGGCGGAGAAACTGGGGCATGCGGTGATTTATCAGGAGGTGGCTCAATGAGAGAGGTTAACTATGAGGCGCTTCGTGAGGCAGCACAAAACTATCAGTCGACGCTGGCGTGGTATCAGGCTATCCCGGACAGCCCAAATGCTGAACGGGATTGTGATGCGGCTCTTGCTGCGTTTAAGCGTCACATCCGTCATCGGGAAGCGGATATTATCGCTGATTTGCTGGATGGACTGGAAGAAGCAAAATCACAACTCAACGAGCAGCGTGAGTATTACGAAGGCGTTATCTCTGATGGGAGCAAGCGTATTGCTGAACTGGAAGCGCGGGAAGTTCAATTACCGACTCGCTACGACCTTCGATATGGACACCCGGTAAATGCAGATGAGCGACATGTCATGATACCTAAAGAAAATGGCAGTTGGCTTTACCTGATTGACCTAGAACACGCATTACGCGTCGCTGGCATTCGCATCAAAGGAGAGGAGCATGGAAATAAAACCAGAGGATGAGTTAAGCAATATCGTTTTATTTCCGGTAAAAGAGGATGACCCTCGTAATCAGGTTAATTTTCTTTATGAGCCATCGGAAAGACCATATTGTCATCACGCCTCTGTCCGGGTTGACGAAAAAGAGCGTCAGGTCCGCTGTAAAATCTGCGGTGCAGTTGTGGAGCCATTTGACTGGATGCTCTCTGTGGCGAAAAGAGAAACCAGACTGGCAGATGATGTAAGGCTCTTGCGTCAGGAGGAGCGGGAAAGGCGAAAAAATATAGAAAAGCTAATTCAGATTGAGCGTAACGCGAAAGCGCGGATACGCAGGGCGACAAAATCCAGAACTGAATAATTAAATTTAGCTCTGTTAAAAATTTAATCCTTAACCGGAGGGATTTCTGCCCCCTCAGAACATCAGGAGGCCGCCCGAAAGGGCGGTAGTTAAATGCGAAAGTTTAAAATAATTATTGAAACGGGAATAGCCGGTGGAGATTTCGAGGATGAATTCGAAGTGGATGATGATGCGACGCCTGATGAAATACATGACGAAGCAAAAGATATTTTCTTTAACTACTGCAATTACTCATATCACGAAATAAAAGACGAAGAGGAAGAACAAAATGGCTGATTTTGGTTCAACTAAATACAACGTCAGTTTTGAAGAATGGCATGAACTGTTAATGGACTATGCAGAGTTACGTGGTGGCAGTGCTGCTGATGCTGAAGCATGGCGTGATGATTATGAAGCAGGAAAAACTCCGGTCGAAGCATATTGTGATGAGTGGGGCGATGAATGAGCGAGATTAATTATCAGGAAGGGCATGAAACGGCAGGGCAGGCAAAACCAGTTGCATGGCGATATCGCTACGTGAAAAAAGACGTTACAGACTTTCAGGGGAAGCCGTGGGCTGGTGACTGGAAATATGTACCGACAAAAGAGGATTGTAACGACAGGCCGAACTATGAAATTCAGGCCTTATTCATCGGCCCGCCAGTCCCGGTGACATCAGAAGGACTGGTTAAAGCCGTGCGCTTTTATGAACAGGTAAAGCGTGAGAATCCGCCAGTCGAAACAGGAGAATGGAAGGATGCTGTTGACTGGGTGCTCAGAGAGGCCTGCTGCGCTGCCATTCTGGGTAAAGCTGACAATCCACCAGCATCCGGCAATCAGGTTAGCGAATTAACAATGTGGGTTAAACGACTGGTCAGTCAACTGAAAAAAGCTCAGCCGGACTGCAAATTACCGGAGAAGGCGATGGATTACCTGAAACGAAATGGACTGATAAGCGTGGAGGATGTTTTACGATGAATATTTAGACTAAAGAGTTTGTAACGCTATGTAAGTGATTTTTTCTGGTTTAGATATTTATATGTCCGGCCAAATTGAGGTGTGTTTAAATGTTATTGCACATTGATTGTAGGGGGAATAATGAAAAACGCATTGCAGTTTTTGTTTGTTGCGTTCTGGTTGTTCGCATCATGTATGCCCATCATCTTCACAGCAAGGTATATGGAAAAAATTGATGTTTTGATATTAATGTTTGGACATATAAATGCCCTTTTTTTAGGGGTGTTCATGGCGGTCATGTGCATTGAATACTGGCGGTAAATACAGCGAACGCCATTGGTTTAGTTGGATATTTACTGTGCCGGACAAAAACGGTTTGCGGGGAAATCTTAGTTAAGTAGAATAACTGCGGGTGCTTGAGGCTATCTGTCTCAGGCATGAACACCAAAAGGCAGATAGAGAAAAGCCCCAGTTAACATTACGCGTCCTGCAAGACGCTTAACATTAATCTGAGGCCCAATCTATGTCTCACAAATGTAGGTTAGCCTCTTACGTGCCGAAAGGCAAGGAGAAGCAGGCTATGAAGCAGCAAAAGGCGATGTTAATCGCCCTGATCGTCATCTGTTTAACCGTCATAGTGACGGCACTGGTAACGAGGAAAGACCTCTGCGAGGTACGAATCCGAACCGGCCAGATGGAGGTTGCTGTTTTCGTAGACTACGAATCTAGAGAGTAAGAGTGACCTGGCGGGAGAGTAATCTCCCGCCACCTCTGATGTGTCGGCATCCTCAACGCACCCGCACTTAACCCGCTTCGACGGTTTTTGTTTTATTTTCAATGCGTTTTAACTTTTTTAAGACACCGGATATAGAATCCAAAACACTTAAGTAGCGCGCAGGGATAAGAGGGATGGCCCCCTGAAGGGGAGAGCTAATTATCCGGAAGGATTCTGATGATGAACATCGAAGAACTGCGTAAAATTTTTTGTGAAGATGGCCTCTATGCTGTGTGCGTTGAAAATGGAAATATTGTTAGTCATTGCCGCGTTCTGTGTTTGCGAAAGAAGCAAAGAAAGAGTGGGGCTGCGTTAATTAATTTTGTGGATGCTCGGGTGACGGACGGATTTATCTTGCGCGACGATGAGTTTGCCACTTCATTACAGGCATTGAAAGAGATCGGAATAAAAGCTGGCTTTTCTGCTTTTTCAGGAGAATAAACTCATCTACAATCTTGCGCGGGGCTGAACTCCCGCTGAGTAACACCGTGCCACCGGAGAAAACCGATGGCACGCAACGCAAAATATTACAATTCTGATAATTCGCCCGTTCTTGCCTGCACGCACGGGCGGTATTCTCACGCATTCAAGTCTGAATGGTTCCAGCACCCTCCATGCACTGCAGAACAGGCCGAATGGCTGATTCATTCTTACCGCAGGCGCGGGTTCGAGGTTAAGAAAGCTCTCAGTCTCGACTATCGGCACTGGATAATCTCTGTCAGGCTGCCTTATTCCGAACGCCCACCACGTGCGTCCCGCACTTTCCAGCAACGGATCTGGAGGTAACGTGCGGGTATTACTTAGACCTGTTCTGGTGCCTGAGCTTGGGCTGGTGGTCCTTAAGCCGGGCCGTGAATCCATACAGATATTTCATAATCCTCGAGTGCTGGTGGAACCGGAACCAAAAAGCATGCGTAATCTGCCATCCGGAGTCGTTCCTGCCGTTCGCCAGCCGCTGGCGGAAGACAAAACATTGCTGCCGTTTTTTAGTAACGAACGGGTGATTCGTGCTGCTGGCGGCGTTGGCGCATTGTCCGACTGGCTATTACGTCATGTTACATCCTGCCAGTGGCCTAATGGCGATTACCATCACACTGAAACAGTCATTCACCGTTATGGTACCGGCGCAATGGTGTTGTGCTGGCACTGCGACAACCAACTGCGTGACCAGACATCGGAATCACTGGAGCTGCTTGCTCAACAAAATCTGACAGCATGGGTGATTGACGTCATCCGTCACGCAATAAGCGGTACGCAGGAGCGGGAATTATCTTTGGCTGAATTATCCTGGTGGGCGGTCTGCAATCAGGTGGTGGATGCACTACCTGAGGCTGTATCGCGTCGTTCGCTGGGATTACCAGCGGAAAAAATCTGCTCGGTGTACCGCGAAAGCGACATCGTACCGGGAGAGCAGACCGCCACCAGCATATTGAAACAACGCACAAAAAATCTTGCACCGTTGCCTTACGCCCACCAGCAACAAAAATCACCACAGGAAAAGACGGTGGTAAGCATCACCGTTGATCCAGAGTCTCCGGAATCTTTCATGAAGCTGCCTAAACGTCGCCGCTGGGTTAAGGAGAAATACACACGTTGGGTTAAGACACAGCCGTGTGCTTGCTGCGGTATGCCAGCCGACGATCCGCATCATCTGATTGGTCACGGGCAGGGCGGAATGGGAACAAAAGCACATGATCTCTTTGTGTTGCCTTTGTGCAGAAAGCATCACAACGAGCTGCATACGGATACAGTGGCATTTGAAGATAAGTATGGCTCCCAACTGGAGCTGATATTTCGTTTTATCGATCGCGCGCTGGCAATTGGCGTACTGGCGTAAGTGGAGAACGAGCATGAACCTTGAAGCCTTACCAAAATATTACTCCCCAAAATCTCCAAAATTGAGCGATGACGCTTCAGCGACAGGCACCGGTTGTTTAACAATTACGGATGTAATGGCAGCGCAGGGGATGGTGCAGTCGAAAGCACCACTTGGGTTGGCCTTATTTCTGGCAAAAGTTGGTGTTCAGGACCCTCAGTTTGCGATTGAAGGCCTGCTAAATTACGCGATGGCACTGGATAACCCGACATTGAACAAATTGAGTGAAGAAATCCGGTTACAGATTATTCCTTACCTCGTGAGTTTTGCCTTTGCTGATTACTCCAGGTCTGCGGCAAGTAAGGCTCGCTGTGAGCATTGTTCAGGTACGGGATTTTATAATGTATTGCGCGAAGTGGTGAAACACTACAGACGCGGGGAATCTGTAATCAAGGAAGAATGGGTGAAGGAACTATGTCAGCATTGCCATGGTAAGGGCGAAGCCAGCACAGCGTGCAGAGGGTGTAAGGGTAAAGGGATTGTTCTGGATGAAAAAAGAACCCGGTTTCATGGCGTACCGGTATATAAGATTTGTGGGCGTTGTAATGGAAACCGGTTTAGTCGTTTACCGACCACGCTGGCACGACGTCATGTCCAGAAGCTGGTACCAGACCTGACCGATTATCAGTGGTATAAGGGGTATGCGGACGTCATTGGTAAACTGGTAACAAAGTGCTGGCAGGAAGAAGCATACGCGGAAGCGCAATTGAGGAAGGTGACGAGATAA